CTCGAACTTCCGGCGCTCCGCTGGATACGACTATTGCCGCGCAGAGAACGCAGGACATCGCAGAGAAGGTTGAAGACATCTTGGTCAACGGCTTGGACGGTTGGACCTACGGCGGCGCAACGATTCGCGGTTACCTCGACACCCCGAACTCGGCGGCTATCGCCCTTACAAACTGGTATACGGCTACGGATGGTCAATCTATCGTTTCGGACATCTTGAAGATGAAACAAGCGTTGATCGACAAGAAAAAGTACGGTCCGTACTTGGTCTACATTCCGACGAAATCTGAAACTGTATTCGATAACGATTACCGTTCGGGCTACAGCCAGACCACTCGTGCGCGCGTCGATCAGATCGACGACATCGAAGAACTTCGGGTTCTCGATACTTTGCCAGACGACAAGGTTATTATGGTTCAATTGAGCCCGGGCAACGTCGAAATGATTAACGGTTTGCCGATGACCAATATCAATTGGGAAACGAAGGGCGGCCAAGAGATGAACTTCAAGATCATGACGATCATGGTCCCTCGCTTTTTGAGCGATCAAGAAGGCAATCTTGGAGTGTCTATCGGTACCATCAGCGACGCCTGATTGGCCGAATAGCAATACCGCGCTATCTTGGAAGCGTCGGGCGGATAGTCCGTCCGGCGCTTTTTTTTCATCGCTGCAACAAGGAGACCACTCATGCCAGCACGAATCTACAAGCTTCTAGGCGGAAGCTACCACGACGACAAGGGCATCGTCGAACGCGGATCGATTGTCATCGCAGACAAAGACTTACACAAAATTCACCGCGGAAAATTCCAGCTTCTCGTAATTGAACAATTGAAGGTTGACCAACTCGACGAATACCGCCAGGCTATTGAACGCTTCTGTAGAGTTGATGTAGTCGAGAAGCAAGGAAAGTGGAATGTCGTCTCCAAAGACGGCGTGTATATTCTGCGCGAGTGGGGCGCCAAGACCAAGGCGGATGCGGCAGCCAAGAAAGAGCGTAAGGCTCTCGAACGCCGAAAGAAGGCATTTTTTGTCCGACTAGAGGAAGTCATTCCAATCATTACTCGAGAAACCACTTACCACGAACTGGAAGCCGAACTGGACGACAACGACGAGCCGATCAAGGGCGGCGTTGATCTCGTTGGCTCCGGCGGTACTGAGTAATGAAGCTGTCGCGTATCTTTGAGGCGCGTCCAATCTACAAGGGCGAGACGGTTGTTCTCGTCGGTGCCGGTGCTGACAATCTGTCGGCATTGGTGCCCAAGCTTCGGAAGGTGGGCCCCGTTTTGTGCGTTGGCTCCAAATTCAATGAAGCGCCGGCGGAAGTCAGCGGTTTTTATTTCGGCGACTTGCGATCGATCAACCACGCCAAACTTGCCGCATTGGATCACGAAGCTGACTTCTACGCCACGGTGCCGCAAGCGCGAGCATATCCTGGCTGGAAGGTGTTTGCCGGTCGCGTCAAAGGCTTGACCTTCGATCCTGGCCGCTTGTGCAAGAACGGCGGCGAGCATGGCGCGCTCATCAACCTTGCAGCCGTGCTTGGTGCCAAGCGTATTGTCTTGGTCGGCTTCAACCTTCTCGACCACACGCAAGCGGCAGAGGCCGGTCTGATTACGCAATTAGCTCGTTGGACTTCGCATTATGAAATTGAAGTCATTGTAACCGACGACGAATCAGCGATCGAGGCTTTTGAATGGGCTCCGCTGAAAGACTTCATTGGCACGACACGCAAACGGAAGAAGAAGGCTCCGGAACCGGTGATCGAAGAGGAAGAGCAGCCTGACGACTGAGGTATGACCTATGGCAACAGTAACGGTGGAAGATGTCAAATGCATCATGCCCAAGACCAATTTGACGGACGCGCAGCTGCAATGCTTTATCGACGACGCGCTCTGTTGGGTGGAAAGCCTTGGGACCTCCATTGCGGATACTTGCGGCGAATGTATCGAGGATCGGGTAGCCAAGTACCTCGCTGCTCACCTCGCCAGCGTCAGCGGCGACCGTCAGCAAGTCGAGACGCAAACTCTCGACGCTAAGGACAAATATTCCGATACCTTCAAAGCTGGACTGGATGGCTCTACCTATGGGCAACAAGCCAAGCGCATGGACTGCACCAACCAGTTGAGCAACGAGGATATCAAGGCTGAGAAGATTGTTCCGAAAGTTCGCTTCAATGCGGTCAACATTACAGGACTCTAGCCTTGCCAAGCATCACTGTCACAGCCCTCATCAATGACGCCGTCTACTGGGAACCCGCGCCGAATACCGGTGGCTTTCCAGACGGAGGCGTCTTTGCTGATCCCGTTGACACTAAGTGCCGTTGGATCGACGCGCCCTTCAACCGGCAAGAGGCGAACCGGTCCTACCTGTACATTGACCGCGATGTTCGAAGCGGCGGCTATCTGTTCAAGGGAACGCTGGACGATTTGCTTCCTGGGGCGATGACGGAATACCCGAACGAATCCAACCAGCTCGGCGAATGGGTTGCGCATTGGCAGTTTGACGGCAACCTACATTCACAAGACGAAGGCCCAAGCTTCGTTATCACGCAGGGCGCGGCAATCTTCGAGGAAGGCGCGCGCGACTGCGCGTTGACCAACGACGGCGGCAGCGAATTCCGTAATGAAATTTCGACGGACGGCGTAGTGGATCTACAAGACGAGAAAGCCTACACGCTCTCATTTTTTCTGCGACTTCAAGCTCCACCGTCTCCGTCACCCTCTCCATCTCCCGCGAGTCCTAGCGTCTCGCCGTCTCTCGCAAGCTTTGGCGCGTTGGGTGCATCTGCGTCCGTATTGCTATCGCCAAGCCCAGAGCCGTCGTTTGTGACAATGAACTTCGGGCCTTTGGTTCTACAGATTGAAGGCGGTGCGCTTTATGTCAACGGAAACGCGATCGACGCCAACCTATACGACTATGAATGGGTCAACCTACAGGTTGTCAACGACGAAGACGAAATCACCGTCCTGGTGCGCGGCGATGAGGTCGCAACGCTTGCGCCGGTTCCGGTTGACAGCTTTACGGCGCAGGTGCAGTGGTTCAACGATTCCGGCGAAATCTTCTGGCTGGACGAAATGCTGATTTATCCCTTTGCCGCGACCGCCGCGCAATCCAAGTCGCTTGCCGGTCTGTCTCCGCTCGATTACGATAATGCCAAGTCCATCATCCGTACGCAATTCGCCAGCAGCATCAACGGCAAGCTGCGCGTCCGGAAAGTCATGCTGGAGGGTCGAATAGAATGATCAACGTCAGAATCACAGGAGTCGAGTCCGTAGAGGCTGGCATGAAGAAGGTTATTGCTCGCATCGAGGAAGGTGCGCGCGAAGGCATGATGCAAGCCGCAATGGTTATAGAATCCGACAGCAAAGCGAACGCGCCGCTAGATACCGCAAACTTGCGCGCATCCCACTTCATTTACCGGAAAGGCCGTTCCACGCCAGAGCCACGCATTCTGCCGGCGAAAGGCGTAGACGCTGCGAAGCTGAAAGCAGCATTCGCGCAAACCATGTCAAAGTCCCAAGCGGAAGTCAAAGACGAGAACACGATCCGTGTCGGTGCCGCGGCTTTCTACGCTGTCTTTGTCGAGTACGGCAATCCGGCCAAGAATTGGAATAGCGGGGCACCACGCTTCATGAGAACCGCACGCGATCGGAATGTCGCCAATGTGCTGCACCTTGCAGCAAGGGGGGCGGCTAGTGCGCTTGTCTGAAGTCCCTCCAAGCCCAGAAGAAGATTTCAGGGAACTGCTTATCAAGCTTGGCTATGGCCGAGACAGCCAAACGCGCTCTTGGGGCGTTTTTCTTGGCTTTGATCCTGGCACGCCCACGAACCTTATCTCGCTCACTTCCTCCAATGCGATTCCGCCGCAGCGTCCAATCAACGCAGAAGGCCCCGATGTCCTCGAGGGATTGGTGGAGTATCCTTCGATCCAGGTCCGCGTCCTTGGCAAAGAATACAACGAGTCCTACAAGAAGGCGTGGCAGGTTGCGTCCGGCGTTTCCAATTACAATTATTGGCGCAATGGCTTTTGGCTGTATCTCACCTTCCGGCAGACCACGATTCCGATCTATCTTGGACAGGATGAAAAGAACCGTCATATCTGGTCGATGGATATCGCATGCGTGCGTACTCCGAATTTCTATGTGAGTCCGTCGCCTTCACCGTCACCGGCTTCGTTATCGCCTAGCCCGTCTTTCTCACGATCCCCTAGCAAGGAGCAAAGTCCATGTCACAGCGTCTACCTAATCGCCTCGCCGTCCCCGTCAGCGATCTTTTCTCCGTCTCCAAGTCGGATATCATCGCCGACGATTTCCCTAAGTCCTAGTCCGGAGTAAGGTGGCCGATATGATGACGAAGCCGGTGCGCAAATTGCTGACAAAACCTTTCAATCCTACCCTTACATCAACCTACCCAACACCAACACGGAGGGCAGCTAAATGAGAGCGCCACATCACCGAAGGTGGTGACCTGGGCTTGGTCATCCAGTGGGATCCAGGTCAAACGCCTCCTTGGGGCCAAGTAGATACCATCACCGCGATTTACCGCGACGGCTCCACGCAAGACTTCATCGCGTTCATGACTGCACTTTCTCCGACTGCAAACCTTGAAACGGTCATGCAAGCCACGGTAACTTTCAAGGTTGCTGACGACATCAATGTCACGGCTGGCGGCGGCGGCTCCGGTTCTGGCGGCGCATCCTAATTCTCCCCTTCCCTAAATTCCTAACGCTGAAAGGAAAACCATGGAAAACAACGAAGTCCCAATGGACACCCAAGTAGAAGAAACCGAAACCCTGAAGCTGTTGAGCGCCGAGGATATCTTGGCGGCTGACGACATCGAGACGCGAACCATTCCAGTCAAGGAATGGGGCGGCGCCGTAATGCTGCGCACGATGGACGGTAATGTCCGCGACGAGTATACGGAGCTGGTGCAATCGCGCATGGTGGGCGAAGGTAAGGACCGAAAGGTCGGCAGCTACAAAGGCTTGACGGTTTCTCTGCTTCACCGGTGTCTTGTCAAACCGGATGGCTCACGCCTATTCACCCGCGAGCAATTGATCGGCCTGCAGAAGAAAAGTTCTGCCGTGACCGGTCGTCTCGTCAAAATCGCACAGGAAATGAACGGCCTAACCGATGACGAGGTCGAAAAGATCGCGGGAAACTCCGAAGGCGACCAGAGCGACGAAAGTGGCTCAACGTCGCCGGACGAATGGGATGCACTGTCGAGGAAGCTCAACGACGACTAAACTCTTCACAATTCGCCGAGCAGCTTGCCTATGACTTGATCGAGTTGCCGGAGCCTTACCGGACGGACTGGCGTTTCGCGTTCCTGTGTTCGCTGATTGTCAGTCTGCTTGGTAAGAAATCGATCACACCGGCGAAGGTGTACGAGCAGATGAGCGAGTACTTCGACCGGCTCGACGACAAAACCAAGACTGCCGGTGATGTCGACGAGGCAGCAATAAAGGCATTTCTAAGCGGGAATAGGTAAGTGACAAATATTGGCTCCATTGTTTTCGATATCATCGCCAACACCTCCAGCGTTGACAAGGCAACGCGGAACACGGTGCGCGGCTTTGACAAGATCGAGAAGGAAGCCAAGCAGACGGCGGCAGTCGTAACTACTTCCAGCAAAACCGCAGCGGCAGGCATCAAGCAAATCTCCGTCCAGGCTATAGCAGCAGGGGCGGCGATTTCTGATATTGGTCGCGGATTGTCGATGAAGCTCACGCTTCCTATCGTCGCGTTTGGCGCGGCATCGATCAAGGCGTTCGCAGACTTCGATTCTGCAATGAATCAATCATTGTCGATCATGGATGTAACTGAAGCGCAAGCGCAACAGATGCGCAAGACAGCGATCGATATGTCCAAGGATTCGCGCTTTAGTGCTGCGCAGATGGCGGAGTCGTATTTCTTCCTAGCGTCGGCTGGATTATCCGCAGAGCAACAGATCTCCGCGCTTCCGATCGTTACGGAGTTCGCGACGGCCGGTATGTTTGATCTTGCGACCGCGACGGACCTTGCCACGGATGCTCAGTCAGCTCTTGGGCTATCGTTCAAGGATCCGGAGAAGAACGCGCGTCAGCTAGGGCGCGTCACCGATGTCTTGGTGAAGGCAAATACGACCGCAAACGCCAGCGTTCTGCAGTTCTCCGAAGCCATTACGAATTCCGGCGGTGCGGCGATGCGCAAATACAATATCCTCCTGGAGGAAGGCACGGCGATCCTTGCCGCGTATGCTAACCAGGGCATGAAGGGCGCGGAGGCTGGCAACATGCTTTCGCGCATGATGACGCTTTTGGATAAGGGCGCGCGTGAAAATGCAGACGCATTCAAAGAAGCCGGTATCGCCGTGTTCGACTCAGAGGGTAATTTCAATTCATTCGCCGACATCATTGAGCAGATGACCGATCACCTTGGCGAGATGTCTGCCGCGGAGCGCGGAGCAGCACTCGATACGCTTGGCTTTGCTACGCTTGCGCAGAAAGCTATCACGCCGCTTCTCGGCCAAGGGGAGGCCATACGCGAACTATCGGCAGCAATGGAAGACGCGTACGGTACTCGCATGGATGTCGCTATGAAGCAAGAGGAATCCTTTTCTGCGGGGTTGGCGCGTGCCAAGAACAATGTCGTCGCGCTGGCTATCTCGATCGGCAGCACTTTGGCTCCGGCCATGACCGCCATTGCCGATCTGGTCAAGAATGTCGCCGACGCGTTCAGCAACCTGACCGAAGGCGAGCGCCAGGTCGTCGTGGGCATCGCAGCTATCGTCGCCGCAGCGGGCCCCATCCTTCTCATCTTCGGAAAGCTCATGATCCTCTTGCCGTTCATCAAGGCTGGCTTTGTTGCATTGGGCGTTGGGATCCTGCCATTGGCCGGGATAATGGCCGCAGCCGCAGCCGCCGGCGTCGCTTTGGGAATCGCATTGGCTGAGATCCTAGACGAGCTGGACGGCGTGCAAGCTGCCGAGCAAGAGATGTCATTCGGCGAGAAGATCCAAGAATGGATTACCATGTTCCGTGTGCTGGTGAATGAAGTGAAGTTCGGAATCAAGCTTTTCATGGAGCTTGGACAGAACTTGTTCGCGGAATACTTCACGAACATCAAGCGCCTATGGGATCTGATTACCGGAAAGATGAGCATTGGCGAATTTCTCGAAAGCCAAACGACGGGAATGGTGGACAGCTTCGAGCAGGTATGGGAAGCCAACCGCGCGGCTCGCGATGCTGGTGAAGCAGCTATCATGGAGTCGGTGGTGAAAGGCGTAGCCGGTGAAGTGGGCAAGGCTGAGATGCTTGGCGGTGCCGGTGCTGCGAAGGGCGCGGAGAAAGCCGTGGCCGATGCTATGGCTGGCTTGGACGATCAGATCGCCGACGACATGCTGGACCTAGAAGCAGATTTCAACAAGCAATTGATGAACCTGCCAATGAAGGCAAAGCGCGAACAAAAGAAGTCTCCGGTACCGCTCGGAATCAGCGAGCCATTCGCAAAAGCCGTGGAAGACGGTAGCTTGGCAGCATACAAGTTGGAGCAAGGGATCGTCTCCCCGGAGCAGCAAGTCCAGAAGGATCAACTCAACGTGCAGAAAGAACAGCTCAAGCAGCAAAAGAAGCAGGACAACTACATGCAGGACATTCGCGACAGCGTTGCCAGCATTGACACCTCTCTCATGGGCATTCGCGTTGGAGGTATCGCCTAATGGCTCTGCCGGTTATCAAATCTATTCGAGAAACAGTCGGAAGCCGTAAGGCTGTTCTGCAATGGCAGAATGGCGCCGAACGCTCCAGCCAGGATCGCGTCTATCTGATCGTGACCGAATCCGTGGTCACCGATATCAACGAGCTTATCGGGCTGGCCGGAAATGGCAGCTATGGCGACACCATTCCGGAGATGGGCGACGAATACCCCTCAGATCCGTTTTCTACTGTACACGAATTGCAGCCGTTGGAGATCGACGGATACCTGACCTACAACATGATGATCCGGTACCGCAATCCGGATCCAGGCGGACAGAACCGAGATCCCACCGAAAACGATTGGATTCTGTCAACAGACTTTTCTCCATACCAAAAGATCGTTGCGACCACAACGAGCGTGAACCCTGCCAACGAGAAGCCAAACGGCGTACCGATCGTCAACAGTGCCGGCGACCCTTTCCTTGACCCGCTAAAGGAAACCTATTCCTATACCGTGATCCGTGCCTCCAAATGGTTCAACTCATGGGATCTGGCGGAGCAGGCGCAGCGACAAGGGGCAACAAATCGAAACCAATTCACGGCGTTTGGCGAGATCTTCCCGCCGCGGACTTTACGCTGTACGCGATGGACGACAAGCGGCAAACAAGATGTCAACGGCGGCGAGTATTATCAGCTCCAAGCCGAGTTCATCTACAAGCCGGTCCGTCAGGTTCGCAGCTATGATGGAACGATCGTCAACGACGGCGAGAACTTCAAAGAGGTCGCCGGATGGGACCGCGCCGTCGTGGATCAAGGATTCCGCGAAAAAGGCGACGATCCGCTTCGTTGCGTTCCGATCATGACACGCGGCGGCACTGCGCAACGACCCTTCAAGCTTGATTTGCAAGGCAACCGAACGACCTGCGACAAAACCTACTACCATGTTTTCCAGACGACCTATACGCAGAAGATGGAAGATTGGGGTTTGCCAGATACTTTCGTTTGATAGGGGGGACAGTCCGTGGCGAATAAATGGATGCTGGATGACGATGCCTATCACCGGATGGGCATTGATGTTCGTTGGGGGGAAGAACAGCGACTAGCGGCTGAGATCAAGTCCACCGCCATACAAGAAGGCGGTTATGCGCAAACGGTAGTTCCAGGCATGCAGGAGTTCGTCCTTGTGCGTTTGGGCGAAGATGTCGGCGGCGGCTTCTACAAGGCGCAAGAGGTCTTCTGGATCAATGACGGTACGCGCTACCATTGGAAATCGGACGGTGAATCGCGCGACTTTGATTGCAATGCTGTACAGCCATCCTCCGCGACCACGCTGGAGCCTCCAAGCATTCTTATCATGGAGCGCAACCAGCGCGAGCACATTCGCCCGGGCACGCTGGTGAAATGCACCTACTCCGGCGAGCTTGACACAACAAGTCCCTACGACAACATGAAATCCTTTTGGTGGTTCGAGTGGGACGGCCAAGAGAATGATTTCGTCGGGCGTTTCGTTTGGGATCCGAACGGAGACCGTCGCCTCATTATCGAGGGCGGAACGGTTCAGATTGCGCGCGAGGTTGTCGATGTAGAGAAGTACGAAGAGGTCATTCTCAACGAGCCGGTTACCTGCGCCAACTACCAAAGCGCGGCAGTGGATCCAAGCCAAGGCCCGAGCGAAGAAGGCTGCAAAGGTACCAAGCGGTATTATATCGAGATCAAGCTTCGGTATGACTGCTCCAACTGCCCCGACTTCTGGACCTATCGAATCAATCCGGCGATCAAGGCCACGACCGAGGAATGCGAACGCTGGGAAGTGACCGAGCAATGCACCGAGTGGACAGAGATTATCTGGCGTCAGATGATTGGCCATATCGAGGATGACGATTGGGTACAGGAGTTCAGCGGCACGCTCCGTCATCATGGATTCACGCCTTGGCCTCTTATTTCCAATTTCGATCCGACCGCGAAACAGCTTCTTTACAACAACGAAGGAACGGTCTGTTGGGGTACCTACAACAACCTGCCCGACGACGCGCTGACGGATTGCTGCATTTCGCCAAGCTTCTCGCCTAGCGCAAGCCGTTCGCCGTCTCCGTACCTTTCTCCGTCTCCCTCCAGGTCCAAGTCTCCAAGCTTGTCGCCCAGCCTTTCTCCAAGTCGCAGCGCCAGCCCAAGCGGCAGTCCATCCGAGAGCCCATCGATAGTTCCAAGCGGCGAGTGCGTGAAGCTTGTCAGCTTCGGCACGGAAGGCGTAAACGGGCTTTACTATGCGATTGGCGTAGCCGCAGACGGAAGCTTGATCTATGAGAATGAGGACGGCTTCCAAGTCCGTTGGTCTGGCGGCGTTTGGTATGTCGGTGACACGACAACCACCAATGTCTATTATACTGCTGGCAATCCGCCGGCGGGGCCTGACAAGACGGATATTCCGGTTTCCGGCAATTGGTCACTTGGATTCAACGGATCTAATCCGGTAGGCAGCTCGCAGTATTGTGATTCACAATCGGTATCGCCTAGCGCGTCAGAATCTCCGAGCGCGTCCGAATCTCCAAGCGCGCCACCGTCGAAATCTGAATCGCCCTCAGAGTCACCGTCCAAGTCGCCATCGAGATCTCTATCTAGGTCTCCGTCGGAATCTCCTTCCGCTTCCGCTTCGAGATCGCCTTCCGAGCTTGAGTCACCTTCTGCGTCAAAGCAAAGAAGCGAATCGGGAAGCGTTCCGGCTTCCGGATCAGCTTCGCCTGGTGGTGCATCCCCGTCCTGCAAGTGCTTTGACGGTGAGGTGACTGAGGAAGTCGGTGGCGCCGTTTTCATTGAAGGCGGCATGCTGATGCAGACCATGATGACTATTACTACCACTTACGAATGCGGTCTGGTGTGCGACCAAGTGATCGAAACGAAAAACCGCAAGATCGGAAAATGGTGCTGCGAAAGCCCAAGTCCATCTGTCGCAGTTTCGCCTTCGCCTTCTGTTGCGTCCTCTCCTTCGCGCTCTGAGTCGAAAAGCGCCCAAGCGTCTGCAAGTGCATCAAAGACTGCTTCCGCGTCCAAGAGCGCGTCTCAGCTGGCTTCTGCTAGTGCTTCCGCATCGGAAAGCCGGTCGGAAAGTTCCTTGGCATCCGTTTCGGAATCAAAAGCAGCATCTCCGTCTGCCTCCACTCGAGATTGCCCGTGCGTTGTAATTAGCGGCAGCACGATACAGGGCGGCGGTGCCAACGACGAATACATAAGCACCGAAGTGGATTTCGACGGGTGCTGTTATTACACCAGCCGAAATGGATTGTACACAATCTATTATGACGCAACGGGCCCCGAAGGCGCCGGATGGTATATCAATGATCCGTTTGTTCCTGTATGGTTCTCTGCTTCGGCAGACTGCAACGATCTTCTGGGCGCAAACTTTGCAGAAATCGGAGCGGGTACCGACTCGCCTTCAATCGCTCTCTGCGAATCCGGCTCGCCTTCCGTATCTGCATCTCCGGCCAGCGCCAGTTCTAGTGTCGAAGGATCAAGCAGCACAAGCACAAGCCAACAGGTATCCGCAAGCGTTTCGCCATCTCCCGCTGCATCTCCGAGTCCTTATTGCGAATGTCTCCTTGCAGAAGGCTGGGGCGAATCAGAAGCGAACGGCGAATATCAGCCACTCGATGTGGGATCGAATTGCGTCTTTATCCTCAATGCACAATGGTCGATCGAATGCGAAAACGGCGTATGGAGTTGGTACGGCAACACTGGCTCCGGAGAGCAGGTCATGTACCGCGCGATCGCCGATTGCAGCGCAGATCCTTTCACGCTTACTTGGGTGGCTATCAACGGCGCTTCGCCAATCGGAACGCTTTCAGAATGCTCGAGCCAGTCGCCTAGTGCGACCCCATCGTTCTCCGCTTCAGGGTATTGCGAATGCTTGCGCCTTGAAGGCTGGGGAGACGGCGCTGACGGCGACTACCTTCCGCTGGAAGTCTCCGAAGGCTGGTGCGTCTACATTGGCGTTGGTGAAGCTGCTGGATACTCGATCGAATGGGCAGCGAATCCCGATTGCTGGAATGGGTTCTGGGTTCTGTACAATGCGGCCGACGATATCCTCTACGAAACATGGGGCGGCAATCCGGAAACCTGCGTCGATCCGACTACCGGAAACTGGCATGTTTCAGAAGGAACGGGGCCGGTTGGCACTTTCGATAAGTGCGGCAGCGCATCGCCTAGCGCGGTTTCGGCTTCCCCGTCGCCTAGCCCGTCACCGAGCCCGTCGCCTAGCCCGTCGCCTTTCTTATCACCTTCGCCTTCCGCGATTTTCCCTTCTGCATCGTGCGTAGGTGGTGAAATTCTATCAGAAGATTTCTTTACTGGAACAGGCGAGAATAGCGGTTCTGTTGGTGACACCGTAAATGCATGCCGCTGGAAATACGACGATCAATCGGAATGGAGCATAGTCGACAACGCATTGCGAGGAAGCGTTTTCGAGCAAGTAAACAGAGCATATAACCAAACTCCTGATATACCAGGTGATTTCTCGATAGAAGGGCAAATAAATTCTGATTCATTCCCAACCGGTACCGGATTGGATCAAGTTTCGCCATTTATCGGATTCGAAAGCGGAAATAGGATTTCGTTTGGGTTCTATAATGGAAACAGTTTTTCAAATCCCGAAAA